ATTATCGAAAGTAATAAATGTTAAAGGGGATACGGTTGATACTATTACGCTTCCATGGTTAAGTTCATGGTGGTGGACTAGTCATCCCGACCCTCAGATCAAGATTACTTGTTCTTCAGCAATCGCTAGTACTGATACGGTTACTAGCCCTCTTATCTACTTGTTGCTTTGGGTAGCTGGAGGTGATGATATTCAGTTCGCTTTTCCTCGTGTGGTTCGTTATACGGAATGGAATAATGCCCCTCCCCCTACTAAGCTTACGAAAGAGAGGGAGAAGTCTGACTTGCGCAAGTCGACTGTTGGGGTGAGGAAATTTCGGGCAGAGGCTGCCATGGGAAGTATTTTCCAGAAGACTTTTCCCCCCATGGGAGAGAACGCGCACTACGACATAGATCGGGGTTTCGCTACCGCAGAGATGATGGGAGCGATTACCGATGTTGCTAAGAGGTATAGCAATTTGTCGTTTTATAATGGTGGAGATCATTCCACAACACCCGGATTTCCGTTTACTGACTTGGACGCTCAGTTTATGGGAAATGTGAATTCACAACTCTATGCTGATTGGTATGGGTTTCGAACTACATTTTACGGCCAATGGAGAGCCTGTTTCCTTTGTCGATCCGGAGGTTATCGCTGGAGGTATTATGACCAGCCGACTAACCGTACCTCATGGGCGCTTTATGATACTAAAAGTGCCGAGTTTGTGAATGGAACTGTTTACAATAGTCCTTATGACGGGGTCTCTCGACTTACTGTACCCCAAGTATCTAACTTTCCTTTTGGCGTATTAGGAAGTTATAATCAGCCTTATCAGCCCGAGGGTCTTTCCATTGTTCAGTTTGGAGGATCTGCGGAGCATGATGAGACTCATTTACAATACGTCGCAGCTAGAGATGACCTGCAATTTGGATATCCGATACTGCCGACTGGGCTTTCATTGCCAGTTAGCGGATCGTAAGGTTAATTGATGTGTGTCGTCCATCCCTTTTAGGGGCCTGAAGAGTACTAAGTGAAGGTAGAGTACTT